AATGATTGTGTGTAAATTCTTTTCGGATCCATGCGTTAAAATGAGGTATGTTGCTTAATAAATAAGCCACCTACTCCTGTTCTCTAGATTCGCGAACAACCTTCGCGATCTCAGTTAGGTTAGAGTCCATGTCTCGCTCATTCTGCATTTCAGCTTCTTGCAGATCTGCAGCAACCTTAATATCTGTCTGTCGTTCTTGAGAGTCTAGTTTCTCTAGTTCGAGGTCAGTCTTACGCTGCGATTCCCTGTCTTTCTGAGACAGTTTTTCGTATTCCAGATTCATCTGCTCTTGGAACATTTCGCGTTGAGGGTCTTGCTGCTGTGCGGCCATTGCTTGCGCTAACGCTTGCTCCTGACCTGTTATTTGTTGCGTAGCTTGTGCCGCAGCCATTGCGATCTGACTTTCCATCTCTGGGGGTAGTTGAGGCATTTGACCGTCCGGTCCAGGCTGTGGTAACTGAATACCTTGCTGCGCCAGAATCTGTTCCATCTGCACTCTGTACTTCAATGCAATGTGCTCTTGAATATGCGCTTGCAATGCTGACATAGCTTGCGGGTTTTGCTGCATTTGTGGGTTTTGCATAAACGCCATATGCGCTTGGATATGTGCGTCGTGATTCTGTTGAATAAATGCTTTTAATGGTACGTTCATTAAAGCATCCATATTTTCCTGAACAGGGTCTTTAGGTGTTGGCTCAAATTCAGGAAGTAATAAGTCGTCAATATCTCGTATGTTTAACGCCAAATACATTTTACGAAACGCTTCCCGCATATTATGTAGTTGCGGTGCACTTTGTGCCATCTGAAGCTGTGTCTGTGCTAAGATGATTCGCTGTGTGGTGCTAAAGATGTTAGGATCAGAAACAGGTATAACATCTACGTTGTCGCTAAAGTCTTCACGGAAAACACTTTGCTGTGCGCCTTGTACTTGGTAAGGATATTCCTGTGGAAGCACCTCTCCGAATATACGCTTGAGTATTTTGAATTCATTGCGCTGTGCATAGTGCAGTCGTTTATGAATTGCAGAAATAACCTTCTGGCCTTTCTCTAACACTGCAACTGTAGTGCCTACTGGAGCATTTTGATTACCATCTCCAGTTCCTTGATCCATCACTGCTGCGAACTTCTGACCAGACTCAACTAAAAGACCTAATAGTTGTGCTAATGTACCGCTTGGTTCTTTATAAGGTAGTGGCAAGAAGGAATCGCGAATAACACCTCCAGGAGTGTCAACATCACGCCACTCTCCTGGTTGTATAGGGTCATCAGACCGCTGAATATTTAATCCACGAGATTTAAAACCAGCAGGTAAGTTTGAAAGCGTTCCTGCGTCAATTAATTGTCGTAATATTGCAGTAGCGGATTTAGTTACACCGCCAATCATATGAATTAGACCAAATCCGTAAAATCCCAATCCAGGAAGGAATTTATAATGCGTAAAGTATTCAACTTTTCTACGCATAGGATCTGTTGGGTCATAATTTTGCCGTATTGATAAAACTTCGTTAGTATCTAGGCAGATAGTGATAATATATGGTAACGCCAAGCCGGTAGGCTCACCGTTTTCATCTTTGTCTTCAAAACCGTCTAAATCAAACTCGCCATGTACTTCTAATAGCGTATATTCGTCATCACCGCCAGTACGGTCTACACCCTCAAGCTCATCTATCTTATCTTGTAGATCATTTTGCTTAATATACGAAGGAGACCCCATAGAAACGTCACGATAAAACCCAGACAGCTGTAATTTCTTCAAATCATTCTCTGTCATCCTAATGACATGAGTAATTCGTGAAGCAGTTACTAAATCATTAGTTGTATACGGGACAACTAAGTCTTCTGCCTTAACAAAACGAGAAACCGCTCTACCTACAGAGGGATCGTAGTAACTTTTCTTAAAAGCAGATCCTGCCAAGGGGAGGTAAAACAACATTTGATCCATTTCAGGATCATATTCTTCCATCTTATAAGTAAGTTGGTAGTTCATGAAGTTTTTAACACGATTTGCTTGTTCAAGTTTTGGATCTGAGGTGACGCCCATCACTTGCGTGTCTACTGGTCCCCCTGCAGGCAGTAACTCGCGGTAAGTTTGTGCCTGAAAGTGCGTAACCGCTTCAGCTAGTAGCGGATGATACACGCCGCTTGCACCTTCGAAGGGTTCACTGCGTGTATTTGTTTTAATTCCTAGTAAATCTAGTCCGTCTCGGAAAGTTTCATACCAGTCTTGACGAGAATCTAAGTCGTCATGGTAATAAGACGTAATTTTTGAAGCAAGTTCGCCTCTTGTGGACTCATCTAATATTTCAGCAATGTTTTCGCCAAACGATATTGCATAATCTTCGTCAAATTCATCACCGAAACTAGCGATGCCTTCGTCGTCTATAAAAACTTCGACGACTTCGTCTTCTAAAGGCTCCTCTTCTACTTCAATTTCAAATTGTTCAGCCATAACGCGGAACGATACCTCGTTTTAATTCAATAATAAATCAGTAATATGCACGGACTTTGGGGTAATATTCCTCTTCGTCGTCGTAATCTGAGTCTAATCTCAAAAATCCACCGTTTCTAAAGCGTATTAACGCTAATGTTGTGGAATCCACCAAATCATCATGCTCTCCGTTAGGAAAGTCCGTAACTTCTTCCATTAATTCTTCAGCCCAGCGGTTTTCTGGCACCCAAACCTTACCTTCTTGGAACATAGGGCTAACTGAATTCAACCTCGCAATCTTATCTTGGCCTTTGTTGGGTGAATACGTGTTAATCGGTATGCCGAGTCTGCGTAATTCTTGCGTTAGCGGAATACCTGTTGCTTTCGTTTCAATAATTACAGAATCAGGATCCCAATATTCGTACAAACGTATCGCTTCACGCTTGAGTTCGGGAAAGTCTAGCCGCTCTTTTACACAATCAATCAAGATAATGTGCGCCTGACCTCCTGGATACATCTCATCGTTGATTTTTCCTTCCGGATAAAACACACCCCATGTAGTTATCGCTGTAAAGTCAGCACGTTCGGACTTTAGAAACGCCGTATCGTAACTTTGAATTAAATATTCACAAGCTGGAGGCGCATCGTTAGGCCAAATCTTGAACCATTCCTTCGGAATAATAGAAATACCTTCGCCGGTTGGCCGCTGCATGTACTGAGCCGCCCACTTCGAAGGAGGAACCGAAGCCTTAATCGACTCAAGTTCTTCTAATTTCCAAAATTCAGGCCATAACGACTTACCCGATGGCAAGATTGCAGGAAACTCAATCAGTTCCCATTGGTCTGCATTCTTATCTTGCATCATTTTCTTGATCAATTTACCCGTTAAGTCTTTTTTAGACCAACGAGTCATTACGATAACGATGGCACCTCCTGGTTGGAGACGCTGTCGGGGGCCGGTCATAAACCAATCGTAGGCTTCGTCTAGTGATTTATCGGAAAACGCATCTTGCTCAGAGTGCGGATCGTCAATAATAAACAAATCAGCACCACGACCTGCAAGTGCACCACCAATACCTGACGCATAATACTCACCGCGTTGAGAAGTTAACCATTTACCCGCGCTTCGTGAGTCAGCTTTTAGTTCTGTCTTAGGAAATATCTCGCGATATTCTTCAGTGTCAATTAAGTCACGCACCTTACGACCAAAATTTATAGCTAGGTCAGCCGTGTGCGTTGCTTCAATAATCTTTAACTTAGGATTTTTTCCTAACAAGTAAGCGGGAAACAGGTGTGATGCAAATTCAGACTTCGTATGTCTGGGCGGCATATTGATAATTAGCCGCTTTAGCTCACCGCTTGCTATTTTATCAAACGCCTGTGCCATTTTACGGTGGTGATCACCGTTAATAAATTCAGGCCAGATAATTTTTACAAAGTCAATAAAGCTAGAAGCAGAAGTTTCTCTGCGTTCACGCTTTTCAAGTTCTTCAAGGAGAAGTGTGAACTCTTTTGCTTCACTCTTAGATAAGAATGACAGGTCTACGTTTTTTAGATCCTTGAGGATATCACTCATTTACGAAATGTCGCGTCTAGTAATTCAGCAACCCTGTTATTTACTGGGCCTCCTTGAGCTTTTTTAACCTTCGGAAAAGCATGCAACTCTCTTTGTGTTTTATTCCTACTTCCGGTTTTCCTGCGAGCATACGTGTCCGGATTAATAGGGTAAATCACATCGGCTGGTGAAACATCGTATAGATATTCTGGGTACACGTTGCGAACTCCTTTACGATACTCTGCCATCTCTAACGGCCAAGTAAACGATCGGCGTGAAAACAGGTTCCTAGGATCATCCGACGATCCAGATTTTTTTCTAGCTTCCGACGGAGATAATTGCTCTCGAAAACTTTCTTCTAATCTATGTAATAGGTGCTCAGGGTAATCTTTCCCTACGCTGGGGTCTAGATAAATATCATCCAGATTTCTTTGCTGTCCGAAAGTAGGTGTTTCAAATGATTCTGCATAAGTCTGTTCTTTTGAGTCTCCTGTTCTTAATAAGTCAGCTAACCTTGCTCTCATTTCCCCGCCCTCTCGGGCATAATATTCTTGACCTTTTCTTAATAGGAGGTTTTGGATAAACATACTTCTTTGTGCAATATCCATCTCTCTTAATCTAGGTTTTACTCCTTGGGATTCAGTCATATGCCGTATGGCTCTTGTTATATTTTCAAAGACGCTATCGATCTTTTTCGGGTTATTAACGTCTATCCCTGATAAGCGGAGATAGTCTACAGGCGACTTGCGAATAACTTCGGGGTCGACTTTTTCCATTTTAGCAAACTCAGGAATTCTTTGTCTTAAAAGATGGTCTACAAAAGCAAAAGTATTTGCATCTACACCCTTAGAACCAAATTTATGATACTCAGGTATCAAATACTCTTCGTCAAAAAACATTCCTTTAAGTTTTTCAGAAAACCCTTCAGGGTCTGCGACTAATTCGTCTTTAAACATTTTTAAATCACGACCGGCATCTCTTGATGATAAATATGCAGGGTATGCGTATTCTTTTTTTAGAAATTGTCCTATTGCATCACTAGACTTAAATATCTGTGACTTAAATTGTTCCGGAGTTTTAAATCGATCATCGGGTGAGTCACCTAGAAACTTTTTTTCTTCAGGATCTAAAAAACTTAACCAGTTCGTTCCTGCGTCTCTTTGCTCAAAAGTATCAATCGCGTGTTGAGTTTCATGAAGTATTGTACCTAAAAGACTATCACTAGTTCGTTTTCTAAGTTCATTAAAGGCGACTTCAGCTTCAGAATTAGGCTCGGGCATTTCCCTACCCATCGTCTCAGGCTTTTGAAAATTAAGCCAAGTTTTATAACCAGCTCCTAGTGTTATTTCATTATTTTCGGGGCTATAAGAAGCCCCTGTGTTTTTATCCATATCTGGGTCATATTTTATTGTAGTCGTTTTTAAATGAGGATATTCTTCAAATAGCTTAGGAAAACTTAACACTTGATCTAAAGTCAGCTTTTTTGCTGAGGACGCCAGTGGTTGATTACCTCTGTAATAAAGCTCAGCTTTCATTAAAGTTTCATCTACCATTGGGCCTCTCGACTTAAGTCGAGATCTTGACGAATTAATTTCAATCGCAGGCATCTCGTCAATAAAAGAACGAAAAACTCTTAAGTCATCTCCTGCCTCTTTCTGATCGTTCCAAAAACTTGCGTAAAACTCACGATAGTCAGCTTGCTCGTTGCTTCTTTGAAAAGAACCCTCTCCACGACCTTCAACTCCCGTAGGACGTAGAGGTCTAAGTCCTTTTTTCGCGGCCTTAGTTTCAAATTCTTTTAATTGCTCTAGTTTACTAGGAGCAGACTTCATTTTCCTACCGCCTATAATGCCTAGTACTTGTCCATCATCGCCAGCTGTTCGAGCTATAGATCTAGAAGTTCCTGCTCCAATACCTGCAAGTGTTGACCCCATGTTGTATAAAAACTCGGTAGGTCTAGTGATCTGACCGGTGTCTTCGTCTTTAGTGGTAATACCTCCTGCTTCAATATTTTGAGCACTTTTAATTGTGCCTTTCATTAAATCAGGAAGTATCTGAGGAAGTCCTTTTATAAATTCTTGTGTTTGTTTTTTCACCTCGGCTTTTTCTTCAGGTGTGCCAAATAAGGCTCGGTCGCCGAATTTTAACAAGTCACTGATACCGGTAATTATCGGAGGCTCGCCTGCTTTATAGTCGTACTCTCCTGGAGTGTAGCTTGTGCGAGGACGTTCTGTAGTAAACGCATCTCCGTCAGAACCTCCGGTGAAT